ATCATAGATGTCCTCTATTACGCTACCGGACAGCAGCTCTACCTTATCGGATATTCTTAACCAGGGTTTAGTTAGGCCTTCGCCCCAATTGAGCATGGTTACCTCATGGCCTGCTTCCGCAAGCCAATTGCAATGTTCAACAAGAACTCGGATACCGCCGTGCGGTCTTAGGGATGGGATAAGATACAGAATTTTCATGCGACTACCTTTGAAAGTATTTTCTTACTCGTTGCTCAGCAAGCTGGCGCAGTAAAGTTAATTCATTTTCGGTTAATTGCAAAATATTTCCCCTCTTTCGTACCGCCCCCTGGAGCTTAACCTGGTCATCCGGGTTCCTGGCGGTAATCTCCACCCGGGTAAAGTTCTCGTTACTTTCCATGAGGTGCGGTTGCACATTGTTCCATAGCTTGCCGGTCATCGTAAAGTCTACGTACTCCGTTTGGTAGCCCTCGTTTGTCCTGCGCTTTTTATGCTGCGATGAATAAGGGCTGAACGGCCGTTCCTCAAAGTTATACCCCCTGGACTGAATGCGGAAGGCTACCAATGCCTTTATCTGCGCCGCTATGAGCATACAGTCAGCCGGAGCATTGGCTACCAGCTCAACCCTGGAGCGCTCCAGGGCATCCCTAAATTCGAGTAAGGTCATGATGTTTGTAGGTTATCCTGGCAGCCTACAAGCTCCCGGTTGAACTCCATACTTAGCCTGCCCTGGCTGCATATTGCGCCTTCAATCTTCGTGAATGTAGCCTCTGCAGCCGCTCCCCCCGTTTGGGTATCATCTGCCACCTCACGCACTATTTGTACATCATGGTAGCGTATTGAAGTTAAGGGTGCAATCAGGGGATCAGGTACCCCGTAGAAGTCAATATTATGCTGTCGGGCAAAGCGAACAAAATCTAAGGTTCGGGCACCAACGCCATTCTCTAAGAATTGCTCCTCCTGAACTGTGGCCGGGATATCAATGTAGGCTTCCGTGTAGTATTGGTGCCTGTACGTCTGCGATTGGACAGAATTATACATCAGGCCAAGGTTCTGCAGGTCATTTACGTTTACCCATTCAATTGCAATGAAACGCCGCAGACCGTTGTTTGCCGTATGCAAAAGGGTATGCTGTACGGTACTGCAAGGGTCTATAATTTCGTTTACGTCAAAGCTCAGGAGGTATTCCTTGTAAAACGGCGCATCATCACGCCATACCTGTAGCCTTACCCGGGCTGTACCGTTATTCATTGCCGGGCTTTGGAAGCTGCCTTGCGGATCCCCTGAAATGCCGTTACCCAGGCGTGTCCAGGTAAAGCCCTCGTTAAAGCTAACAAACGTTTCTGATGGCAGCATAGGGTCAACATCAAAAAAGACCTGGAAGGAAACAAAGCCCGTAAGTAGCTCAACGTTACAAACCGGATCCAGGTCAAAGGTTAGGGTATCAAAATACCTGCTTGCGCAAATAACGTGGGAGTAATAAGTTACCGAATCAATTACAGCCCTTATACGGTAATAGCCCTCATCCAAACGCTGTGTGAGTAGTGAGCCATCATAGGTAACGTACCCGGTGCCATTCGTAAAATTGGCGGTCTCCAGGCCGGGTATAGCTGCTGAGTAACTGCCATCTATTTTCTCAATGTAGCAATCTGCCGTAGTGATTGTACCGCCGAACTCGATTTGAAAGCAGGGCAGTTGCCGTGTAGGGCTGTTCAATGGGCATTCCTTACCCTCCAGGTTAGGGTACAGATAAAAGGGAACGCTTTGATATGGGTTTATTACTCTTGTCATTTTTAGCTATGATAAACGGTTACGGATAGCCGGCAGCTCTTTGCTGACCAGCGATACTCTTTTGCCTTGCCCCATGATATTTGCGTTTTGATCAGGTTGTCCGGGTTAAGGTCTCTGTAATCTTCGGTGGACATCTTTATATCGAGCTGCACCTGCTTTTTGCGGCGTATGGTGGTGTTAAAAGTCTCCAGGCTATCATTCATGGTGCCGGTAAGGTTAGGTCTTTCCCACCGCCAAAAATGGTCTATCAGGTTGGGTATAGCATGGGCAGCATTAAAGGCAACATAGGTATCGTTGTAAATCGTTCTGCTTACCATTACCCTGGCGCTGTTTACTATCTCGGTTTCCGCTATCACAAACCCTTCCTTTGATACCAAGGTAGGGTTGCCGAGCATGAAACCTACATCGTTGTTGACATCAGGAATATCGTACAGTATCTCCGGGTTGTCGTCATTGGCGAAGCAGTCGTATATAATAGGGCTCCCAGCAAAGGGTAAGGATACGTTTTCCCTGTACCGCCAAGTTTCCTTCCGTGGCATTGTAAGCGTATCATAATCATACTGATTAAAGCCCTCAATGTACTTTTCGTATGTTGGCGAGGTAAGGTCAAGGTCGTTTGTACCTTCAAAGTATGTGCGGTGCTCTACCCTTACATCATTGCCTATTACCCGGAGCTGAACATCGTATAGCGATGCCAATACGTCTAACATCCCCTTAAAGCTCCATAAATGAAAGGTAGCATTTTGCCCGGCTGCGTATGTGGTAATGTCGGTTTTTTGGAAGAATACCAGCTTGTGCGTCCGTGGCTCGGTGTAGGGCTTTGTTGTTGGGCTTGCCCCCTGTGGGTTAAGGTTAAGGAAGTTTGAGCGCAAGCCTAAGCCCTTGCAGCCTATTTTTGTGAACTCATTACCAAACACATCATTGAAAAGTACAGCGTTATCAATCGTGTCTATGCCTATACCGGTAATGACATCAAACACCTGCTTGTACCACAAATCCCCCGGAGCCCCGCTTCCCAGGTCAAAGGATGCCCCTGGATTGAACTGCGTTGGCACTCCCCTGGCAAAGGTCGCGTTTGTAGGGCAGTTGTCGGCAGTTAACACCCATCCATCGCCTGGCGGTTGCGGCGGTCCACCACCACCACTAAGGCAGTCCATTGTAATTACTTCGCGCGTGTACTTGGTAGTAACCGTGTAAAAGCCCGGCGTTGCGTTGTTCTGTACGGTATGCTCAACAGGGGTCCATCCCTCCCCGGATGGTATGCAGTCGGTCACATAGTCCTCGTACTGCGGATAAATGCCATCTGTCTGCTCATTGTGTACGCAAGTTGTTTCCTGCAAGGTGCCGGCCAGGAAAGTAACATCGTCTCTGTTGTAAATAACGGACATGGCGTTGAACTCCAATTCCCAATTATCAATAAGGCAGGTATAGTCGTCCTGCGGATCCAGCTTAACATCTACCCGGCACTTATCAATATCCCACTTCATGTTAGAAGTGCGGAACTTCATGATGCCAACATAGAAGGGCTGCCCTTTGTACCGGATGTCCACATCAAAATTTTGGCAGACATTGGATTGCTCTACCGCGTAGATAGCGTAAAAGGAATCGCGCTTAAAGACCAGCTCAGTATCTAAAGTCCGGCGGTAAAAACCAAAGGCATCGTCTTGCTTGTCCGAGAAAAGCAGGTCATCGTTTAGCGGGTAAAGCTGTATCTCCCCACTACCAAAATTAACGTGAAAGGTAAAATCACTCAACATCTCTGTAAGTATTTATGCCCCCGGACTGCGAAGCGATTACATCGGCAATGGCCTGGTCTATGTAGTTGTACGTATGTCGGCAGTTATAGCCACCGCAGGCTATCTCTACAGGCACCCGCGTATCTTTGCCTTTCCAGGTCTGGTTGTTCCACCTGGCTATTTCCTCACGGCTATATACCTTATTGTTCCTGGCCTCACAGAAGCCCCTGGTGGTATCTTTGATCGTGCCTGCGTAGATTGCATGAGTCAATCCTAACTCATCAGCGTAGGCCAGGGCTGTACCCCTATCGAACTGAAAGAAAAGGTCACGGGTAAAGCGGTTGTAATATCTGGCAGCAAAGCCGCTATTGGGGTTGACAAAGTCTGCAAAAAACTGCTGCCTGAACTCCTCCAGGTTTTGCCGGGAAATAATCGCCTGGTTAATCCTTTGCGCAATATCCTGGCTGATGGCTTCCGTGTTGCTCAGGGCAGCAAATAAGCTCCCCGGCTGCACCTTGCCATCATCGTAGCCGTATAGGCGCAGCATCCTGGATAGCACCTGTTGCTCTTTGGTCTGCGGTATGGGCTGTATATCCTGGTAAAAGTCAGTTGAAAGGCCGAATATCCTGCGAAAGCCCTGGATTATCTGACCAAAGATGGTTTTTTGCTGACGCTTAAATACACTTGCTACCTCTGTTGATACCTTGCCAGCTTCCTGAATGTTTGTAATGGTGAACTTTATGCGGCCATCCCGCTCGGCTTGTATCTTGCTAATTATGGCATTAATGGAAGGCCAAAGCAGGAACTGATAACGCAGGATAAGGCGCTTCCAGGCCGCCTCAGCAGCAAAAACAGCCCTTTCCCTTGCCATAAATTTATCCTTCCAATTCATGCTGCTTAATTATTCGGTTACAATCGGTTCTACGCCCTCCATTGCCTGTAATTGCGCCAACATGGTAGATATATCCGCACTACCCGAAATGTCCGTAGTGGTCATATAAATGACGTTCTGCGCATACCTGGCAGCAGCTTCGTACATACGGGTTCTTTGCTCCTGGAAGGTAAGCAGGAAAAAGGGTATTTGTAACAGCTCCATTTCCTGCGTCACGTTATCCCATTGCTCGTACAATTGCCGCTCCGGGTCTGTTGGGTCACGCTGTTGCAGGATAAAGGCCGCTTCTTGCAGGGTCTTGCTTTTCATTGGCCTGTGCAGTTCCAAGGCCTCAGTCATACGCACAATTTCCGGGCTGTTGCGGTACACTTTCTTCATGATATCCCCCCGGATGGCTTCCAGCACCTTGTACGGCATCTGCGCTTCTGTAGCTTCCTTGTACTGCTGTATAAGGGCTGCTATTGACTGCAGCTTAAAGTCCTGCGGAAAGGCAAACATTACGCTTTCGGCCTGGCTCCCGTAATAGTTGAAGGACACCCTCCAGGCAAGCTCATAGGCTTTCTCTATCATAGCCGCTAGGGGTGCCAGCTTGTTGTTTATCTTGTCGTACTCAATGCTTGCTTGCGTTGCCGTAGCGACCGTCGCCAGGGTACCCGCGTCAATAGCCTGCTGGCTGTACACGGCAAGCATAACAGCCCTGGATAGGCGGTCTATCTCGGTGCGGAAGAACTCAATTAGGTTAATCGGTCGCTCAGCATAGTGGGTAAGGGAAGATAAGTTAAAGACCTCATCCTGGCGATCCGGCCAGGCCAGGGTTATCACATTTTGTTCGCTTGAAGGTATTAACTTGCCAGAACCCCCGCAGCTCCGGCAACGCCATTTTTCGTCCCTTATACCGCCGTAATAACCGGCTTCGCACATGGTGCCACTTTCTTCGTCCGTATCGTCGCATCGCTTAACGTATTGAAACTTTTCAGCCCTAAGGTGCAGCACCTTATGAACATCGAAAAAGGAAACATCACGGATAATTGATTTCAGCAAGGGTACGGCATCCTGATAGATAGGTGCGCCTATCTCGTTATCGTGAACGTCCGATAGGTAAGCGCTCCACCGGATGGCTGGTACCTCCTGTGTACGGTTATCGAAGGTGCGCACCATGAAAGTTTTCCTATCCCCCTCATAGCGCTCGTATTGGCTGTAATCTTCCAGCTCGCGGTACCCCTCTTTCATTTCCAGGGCATGAATAACGTAACCTATGGCGTAAAAGTAATACTCCGGCAGATAGTCCAGGTCCTCCCTGGCGTTCAGTACAGGCCGCTGCCGTGTAAAGGCCAGGTATTCCAGGGTACCCGTTTCATTATGGTAGTAATCCATTACGTCTTTGGACAAAACCTCAATGGGGTAGATATCGGTAATGGACGTACTAAAATTAGCCTGGTTTGTTTGGCTCTTGTATTGGAATACTGTCCAGCAGTTTGGGTCCAGCTTGCTGGCATACTTGGCCATCTCAAAGCAGTATTGCAATAGGCTTTCCCCCCGGTAAAAGTTGGTAAAGTGTTCGTCTATTCTGCTTTTTATGCTGTCTGCCCCCTCCACTACTTCTTTCTTCCCATCAGCCCGGATAATTTCCTCCACATAAGCCAGGGCAGGACCTAAGACTGAGCGTGTAATGCTGTTGGTAAGCCTTAGCCGTTGGCGTAACTGCTCTTCATCTTCACGCATGGTGTAGCTGCGGATGATTTCGCGCTGTTCGTTGGTATCCCCCATGATAGCCCGGCACTCGTTAGCCATTGCCGTTTCTTGTTCGTAGTGCTTGTGCCGCTTGTTCTTTGTTGCTATCTCAATCAGATATTCTAAGGCTTCCTCTTGTGTCATCGCTGGTAAATTTGTACAAATATACGGATTATCGGCTAAGTATCAAATCATTGAAGGTAAGCCCCCGGATAGCTTAAATAGCGTTATGTACCTGGTCGCATCTAAAGCATGGTTATAACCATCAATAGGTATGTTCAAGGTCTTGCCATTGGTATCTATTTTCCAGGCGTAGTTCCTGAGCTCTTTTTGCAGGTTCAGGCTCGTCTTTGTTACCGCCAATTTGTAACGCTTCATTACGTCTATGCCAAACACTATTTCCCTTTTATTAGCTCCCCGTATATTCCAGCCCATACGCCGCAGTTCCTCTATGCTTTTTGGTTCAGCACTATCGGCCACTATTTCATCCCTGCGAGTAATGCCCAGGATTTTTAGCTTTTCAGATATGTCCGGGTTGGTAAGGTTGGTTTCGTACAGGATCTCGTCTAAGTACAGGTAATCACCGTGGAAGCCTATCCGTACCAGGGCTGTAGGGTCGTTAGTAAAGCCAAAGTCAAGTCCATAGCCCTGCTTTTTGCACTCTTTTGGGAAATAATCCACCAGGGTAAAGTTAGGGAATATGAGCCCCGTATTACTACCCGTAAGCCCCAGGGCATAAACGCGGTAAAGGTTCTCATTAGTGTATTTTAGGCTCTCTATGTCTTTAGCGATCTTTTCCGATACCGCCGGGTTATCCTTATAGGTAGTGCGCTTGTAAATGTAATCCTGCGGGTCTAAGGCAGGGAGTACGTCTGTATGGAACCAAAATTCTGAGGTAGGGTTGTAATCCATGATGGTGGTTACGCTTGTCCGGATGGACAGCTGGCGGTACCGCTCGTAGTTGTTTAGGTTGGCTTCATTTAGGAATAGTATATCCCTTTTACTACCCCTTACCTTACCGTCATTGTCAGCGGAAAAGAACTCTATAGTGTTGCCGTTTATCTTGCCGGATAGGTCTGACTTGTTCCATTCCTGCAGGCCGCCTATCCTGTCCATGATGTTAAGGAAGTCGCGCACTGCTCCCCTTTTTAGGTGCGGATAGGTGCAGGATACTACTGAGCAAACAATGCCCGTATTCTCTTTTAAGTAGATTGCAATAGCCAATAAGATAGAAAAGGTCTTGCCTGAGCTGGTACCGCCCTGGTGGACAACTAAGGGTTTTTTGTCTTCCAGGCAGGCAATTGTAGTGCGGTAAACAAGGGTATCAAAGAAGATGCCTGTATCATTCGATGGGATCGCTTGTAAGGTCATCTCTGGTTAGTTTTACTCTTACGTCAATGCGCTGCTCCCCGGTTGTGGCAACATCCATCTGTTGCTTAGGCTTGCCGTGCGCTCTGTCTAATACCGATAGAAGCGTTTCAAAGCCCTTCCCGGATAGTAATGACTTAATGATAATCCGGACTGACATAGGTTGGTTCTTATCAGCCAGGAGCGTTTTAAGCTCCTCCTCCGGGAGTATAATAAGATGTTCAATGGTTTCTGTTACTGTTGTGGCTGTTGCCCTTTCATATCCTTGAGCTTTTAACTCAGATACCAGGCCGGTAAGCAGCTTAGGCGGTCTGCCGTTAGGGTTGCCTGTTTTGCCCTTTTTGTATTTTTTACCATCGTTAGGGAATGGCATATCGTCTGTTTTATGTCTGTTTAAGTTAACTTGGAAAGCCATTGAAGATATATCTGATGCGCAACTTGAGCAGTCATTACTGGCGGAACAGACATACCTATAAGGTACTTTGGTTCTATGTTTTTAAAATTATAGTTAAGGGGATATGAGCCAATTAACTTATACTCATTATCAGTTAAGTAACCATCTGCTATATGATGCAACATAATACCGCCACCGCTATCTGCTATTATTGTATTTGAAACCTTGTGTGGATGCTGTTTATATGTACCGAAATACATTCCCTTAGGATGGACAGTACTTACACATTTACCCATAGGCGTTTCCTTATAATAAGCAGCAATCCCATCTCTTATAGGCTTTCTGGTTATGCCTATACCCTCATCTAAATACATGAATGGTATCGCCTTTTCATTAAAGTCTAATTTCAATTTAGGTAGGTGCAAATCATTTCTTTGACAAACAAAAAATACCCTTTCTCTTTTCTGTGGAACGCCCATACTTGCGGCATTGAGTAGAAATAACTGAACAACATATCCGGAATCTTCAAAACCAGCCTTAATGCGCTTTACATAAGCTTTAGCATTACCCTGCAACATACCTTTAACATTCTCTGCAATTACTACCTTAGGTTGCAAACGTTTAGCAAGTTCAATGTAATCAAAAAACAAGTCATCAAGCCTTTGCTTTGTTTGGCCTTCTCTAAAAACTTTTTCTTTGCCCCAGTCTTTTTCTCTGTTTCCTGCCATACTGAATGAAGAACATGGCGGAGATCCATCTAAAATATCAATATTGTATAACTCTTCAGGCAAGTCACTACGCTTTACAAAGTCCCGTATATCTTCAATATATAAGTATTTTGGTTTATGGTTTTCTTTGTAAACATCTGCAATAGGCGGATCTATTTCTACTCCACCCAGATGATTATACCCGGCTAACTTGTAGCCCATAGTTGATCCACCACCACAAATAAAAGTACCAAAAACTTTTAGTCCATGATAAGTAATTCCTGGCGCGGGATAACCATCATTCAAATTCCATCTGTAAGCAAATTTATGATTACTCATTACCCAATAATTTCCATACTGCTTGCTCTGGAGTATGTGCTATTTTTGAAAGTTGTTCTTTTACTTGCCAGTATTCTTCTTCGGAATATTTAAGGCTAATAGACATTAAGGCATCTAAGCCCTCAACATCTATCTCTTGGTTTTTATCTGAGTAATCAATTTGGTTTGCAGTTTCAAACTCCGGAAGATCCAAGCCCCATTCCGCTAACTGATCAATATCCCAGGAGCTGTTAAGCATATCCCATTGCCAGTCACCATAGCCTACATTGTCAGCAATGATGAACCGATTCTTCTCTTCCTCAGTAAGCTCTGCTGCCTGCTTTACCCACTCCTGCGGCACCTCTTTGAATCCCAGGTCCTGGAGTGCCTTTAAGCGCATATTACCACCCAGGATCATACCCTGGTCATCAATTACCATAGGTCGAAGACACATCATTTTAGGAAAGTCCTGGATGCTCTGCTTTAACTTTTGGAACTTTTCATCCCTTATTACCCGTGGGTTATCCGGATTAGGTTTGATACTGCTCAATTTAATCATTGTACTACCATTTTACTCTGCTTTGCCATTCTTTTTCTTTTTCATAGGCTTAGACTTAACCTTTGCCTTCTTGTCTTTTTTGCCGTTAGTGTAGTTCTTCATGGTTGGTAATTTTGTCTCAAATATACGCCTTTTTTTGCGTCAATTACCAATTTCCCGGATAGCGTTAGACCTGTACACGTTTTGCTGTGCCAGGCTAAGGTTCTCCTGGATATACTGCTGACCCCGGTTAACCACCACCTCCTTATCTATATCCCCCCTGTATATCTGCTCAAACAGCTCGGTAAGCTCTGTACCCGGCTTGTAATGCAGTACCCCCTCCATNTGNAACTCCGGNAGCCCATAGGGAGCGATTACCGCAGCCCCGGCAAGCATTAGGGCTTCAATAGCTGAGCAGTTGCTTTTGCACTTGTTGAAGTCATCCACAAGCAAGGGCACAAACAGGTAATCTATACCCAAGGCAGGAAGGGTATTAAAGTACCCGGACAGCGGCATGAACGGCAGCTGATTTTCAAAGCTCGGCGTAAGGTACCCAGGCGTTGCTCCTATAAACATTAGCCTGCACCGCTGACTGTTAAAGGCTTTGGATAGTGGTACCCGTACTTCTTCCAGGTCCCCTATGTGCTTTTGCGACCCCCTCCAGGCGATGGTTGGTACCTTCTCTTGGTCGCTTACTTGCTTTATTTTTAATCTATCGCTCCAGGCGTTTTTGGCTACCACTATGCGCTTTTGGGTTACGGCTGAGTATAGCTTTTTGAGGTGCGGAGTGCTAACAAAAATTAGGTCTGCCATATTCAGCATCATGGCTACCCGCTTCTTGGTTTCAGGATGGGCGTAATACTTAGCCGCAGGGTTATGGCCTGGCGTATTGATACGCAGGTCATCATCGTCCAGGATGATTTTCATGCCGTACTGTTGTGCGGTCATGGCGATAGATACGCACTCGGGCCTGTGGTACGTCTGTAGCCAAATAGCATCGTATCTGCCCCAGGCCCAGGAATGATCCTGCAGACACTCCT